CCGAACACGCAGTAACCAGACTGGATAAACGCGAATTTGAGAGATTTCATTGTGTACCCTCCAAGGTTTCACCGGGATCCGCCCGGCACGGTGCTACATAGGGTGGGATCGGGCTCGACACACCGTAGCGTGTCGGCCCGATGCATCAGGGAGGCGAAATTACTCACTCCGCGTCCCACCAGCCCTCTCCAACGGAGGCGACGGCCTGCTCAACGTCGTCGCGTATAATCTCGACGAAATCGTCATCCATAGGACCTACCTGGTTTATTTCGCAGGTGCTGGCGTTGCAGAAACTAGAGTTGCCCACGTAGACATCGGCGTCAGGGAATGCGGACTCGATTGCTGTCAGCGCCAGAGATTTGAACGCCCTGTATTGCGCGTCTGTCGTGCCGTCGCCGAGGTTTTCACGGCATGCGTTGTAGATGATTTTGGTTTTCATTTTGGCGTCCTCGTCTCCAAGGTTAAGCCGGGTCCGCCGGCACGGTGTCACAAGGGGATAATAGGGTAAGCCGATTTACAGTTCAAGTGTTACATCAACCGCCCGTCAGTCCGCTTATGCCGTCCGTCAGCCCAAACCGACCGCTTGTAAAGCCCCACAGTGCCTGTAAAATGGCAGGGACATGCAAGGATAGCGGGTGGGGTAGAGATCACGCCCCAGCCGGCAAGGCAGACGGTATAATCCAGCCGATAAACGGTATATGAGGAAATGCTAATACCAACAGCGTAGTTACGGGCAGATTGTCTTTAAGAATTAGTCTAGTTAGGACGATGTGTGCGGTGAGATGCGTGCTGAGCGTGTGCTGAGGGAGACGTGTGTTGAATGTGCTGAGGCTGAGGCTTATCCTTTCCGCCCCCTCTTCCTCCTGGAATTCAATTAATCCTGGACTGGAATTCAATTAATCCTGGACTTGATCTAAATTAATGACTTGATCTAAACATGCCTATAAATCTAGTCTCAAGTCAGTCTTGGATAGGCTTAGGCAGATAGGCTAAATTAGTTATGAATATTAGAATATTCGGATATAGGGGCCCCCCCTCTGTGGGGGCGATTAGGTTTAGGTTCTACACCCTCCACATTTTTCATAACTAATTCCTAGACATAAATATATTTAATGACCACTAAATCGCATTGGGCTGATGTTTATGAATCTTTTGAAGAAGATTTAAAACATTGTCAGTGGAAAGACCTTACTGCTTTAAAGTGGCAAAGGATGAAAAAATTCCTAAGAAAAACTATCAAAAGATCAGGAGGGATTAATTATTCGGCTTTTCCGATAAATTTTAGATGGCATTTATGTTCCACAAGGCTTTCCTTGGGGAAGTTCGATAATTGGGATGGATGGGAATATAGAAGTGATTGGTCCATTACTTTCCAGGGATGGAATGGTGGGCCGAAAGGCGGTATGACTGTTCCGAAATGGAATGGCAATAAAGTTAAACATCTAATTATTGCCTCAGAGCAAGGAATAGGAGATGAAATTTTATATGCCTCGGCTATTCCAGAATTAATTGTCAGACTTGGCCATGACCCCCTGGAATTGCAGTGTCATCCCAGACTTTTCCCGGTTTTTCGGAGATCGTTCGGAATTAAATGCACTCCCAGAAGAGTTCTTTCTCAGATCGAGGGAGAGGCAAGCGTGGTTGCGCTCGCGGATTTATTCATGTTTTATCGAAGGAACAAATCGCATTTTCCGAGGAAGCCTTTTTTAAAACCCGACCAGAATATAAGAAAAGCGTGGCTGGAAAGACTTTGGCAATACCCAAAACCATGGATCGGAGTGGCTTGGAAAGCGAGACATGGAATTCTGGATGTAAACAAACTAATAGACAAAATTTCCCCGAGAGGGACGCTGTTTAATGTTCAATATGAAGGGAAACACGAAAAATTGGTTGAAATCCAACCAAACTCCATGTTGGATATGGAAAATCATCTAAACTTCATCTCCTGTCTGGACAGGGTTGTTTCCGTGACGCAGACGGTTGTGCATGAATGCGGAGGGTTGGGGGTGCTCTGTGACGCTATCAAACCCCCCAAGGGAACGGGGAAAGTAGACCCGGCGCTTTGGTATTACGGTATTGGAAACGATGTTTCTCACATGATTTATGGATCGGTGAAGGTATTCAACTCTCTGGAGGAATATGAGTATCGTCAATGAAATTTATGGGGAAATCGAGACTTTGCGTGGTATGTTAACGGCCTTGATGGTGAATTGGCCCGATCTCAGACCGAGAATGGAGCCGGCGATCTCGAAAGTTGACGCCGTTCTTTCCAACCCATCGGATCAGACGATTCATTTTTTGATAGAAGACATGTTGGATATGAATGAATTTTTCATTGACGTTCTTTACATGATTCAAGATGAACATCTAGACAAAAATATCCGCCAAACCATGAGCCTGACCAATAGATTATTGGGCCCGGAGGAACGGGTGGGCTTGCATTGAAAACCATTATCGTCGGACATGGACCTTCTCTTGAAGGACAAGGATTGGGTGAATGGATAGACAGTTTCGATAATGTCGTTCGTTTGAAACGGGCCGAGTATCTGATTAGGACCAATCCCAAGGATTATGGCGTAAAAACAGATTATCTTTGCGCCTCCACGGAAGTTCTGGGTTGTTTCAAGACTATAAAGGTTCATGAATTTTGGGGATACCCCAAAAGGGGCTGGTACGACGAAAACGCAGTCGAGGCGGCGAAAAAAGAACTCAATGCCTATCTTTGGATTCCATTGAATCTCTGCAACACCTGGAACGCAAAATTCAGAAATCTTGGGGCAAAGCATCCGAATGTCTCGACCGGTATGGCTTCTATCGTCATGGCATTGGAACGGTTCAGGCCCGAGACTTTACAGATCGCGGGATTCGATACTTTATTCAACCCCGAACTGCCATTTACCCGCGCCGAACTTCCACGCACCGGAACCGGAGCGATAAACCATGACTGGATTAAAGAGAATCAACTTTTAACCATGTTGAGAGATTTTTATAAGGTTTCATTTGAAACCAATATAAATCGAACGAATGAAGGAAATTTAAAATATGGGTGATGCTATTTTGACTGCGAAATTGCGTAAGGAATATGGAGGACTGAATTTAGAAGCTCAAGTCGCCGGCAATCCATTTCCGATATGGAGAACTTGGCTGAACTCAAAAGGATACGATCTCGACCGGAACGATCTGGTAATTCCATTGAAAAAACAACTGAATCCCGCCGATCCTTCGTTGAGATAATTCGTTGAGATAATTCGTTTTCAGAGAGATAACCATGACGTTAAAAGGCAAGTCATTCAGCCCGATCAAAGCTTTGGCCGCAAGTAAGACATGGAGGCAACAGTCTGAAATGACGCGCGCCAAGATCAAAACGACGATGATTGTCGAGTCTCTGCAAAAACATCTAGCCGGCGAATGTGAATTGAAAGCTACTCAGGTCAAGGCGGCGCAAATTCTGCTTGATCGCGTTCTTCCCACCATGTCCATGCAGGACGTGGTTCAGACCGTAACCAATGAAACGGCGAATTACGACGATATGCTGGTCAGACTGAAATTTCTTTTAGGCGAAGCCACGGTCGATTTATTGCTCGACAAGCTCAGTAAATCGCCCGATATTGGGGCCGGACCTATCGGAGAAAAGACGGATCAATCGCAGGAAATGCCACATTGATTGCGGTTACGACTTTTTCCCATTCGGGATACGAGGCTTATGGACGGGAGATGTTGAAATCCGCTATTAACAATTGGCCTTTCAGCATCGTTTGTTATATCGAATCCGATATTGATCTGAATGACGCGAAACTGGAAAAGCGGAATTTTTTCGACATCGAAGGCGTGATGGGATTTTATCAAAACATCAAAAATGTTCCTATCTGTCACGGTAGAACAAAAGATGGATACAATTACAATTACGATCTTTGGAAGTTTTCCCGCAAGATGTTCGCTCAATGGGATGTGTTGAAGGAATACAAGGGAAAGGTTTTCTGGCTCGATGCCGATAGTTTTATTCGCAAGCCGATCCCGGAGGAGTTTCTGGTTTCGTTGTTCGACGACAAAGGGCTGACCTATCTCGGACGCGAAGGGGTTTACACGGAAACCGGTTTCGTCGGATTTGACACGGAGAATGAAAAATTCCCGGAATTCCTAAAGCAATATATCGGATTTATCCGTCACGGATGGTTTATGGATCATGCCCGCTGGCACGATTGCGAGGCTTTCGATTTCGCGCGCCGAACCTCCGGCATTCCCAGCCATAACCTGTCGCCATTTTTCAAAATTCCCAAAAACAGGCAAATGTCCCTGGATGATTTGGATGTTTTCGGTAAATCGGTTCTTGGGGAATATATCGTGCATTTAAAGGGCAAACGCAAGGAAGTCGTCGAGAAGTATGCCGTTAATCAGTGACTCCTATCGGGGTCTATTGCTGAAAATGCATCGGAAGAATAGAAACTTCGGCATGGGATCGAAACGGAGAAAAGAGTATATCGAATCCTTGGGATATTCCGATATTCTCGATTACGGCTGTGGCAAGGGGAAACTCGGAATCGGGAAGCGATACGATCCTGGAATCCCCGATTTTTCCGCCGATCCGGACCCCGCAGACCTTTTGGTTTGTACCGACGTTCTTGAACATATAGAACCGGAATATCTTGACGATGTTTTGAACCACATGGCTTCCAAGATGAAACACGCCGGCTATATCACCATCGGTTGTGGTCCGGCGGCGAAGAAACTTCCCGATGGAAGAAACGCGCATCTTATTGTCAAACCCCCGGCGTGGTGGCTGGAGAAGCTGGCCGAATATTTTATTGTCACTGGTTATTCCGTGCATCCGGATTCCAAAAAACGCAGGGAATCGCTGGAACTCGAAGTGCATTTGAAACTGCGATGAGGGCTTTTATTACCGGACTTACCGGACAGGATGGCCGTTATCTCTCGAAATTATTGATTGAAAAGGGATATGAAGTTCATGGGCTTGTCAGAAGAACTTCGCAACCTAAACAAGTTCCGATTGGCGTGGGAATCGTCGAGGGAGACGTTACCGATCCACGAATCACCGATATTATCCAGAGGATCAATCCTTCGGAAATCTATCATCTCGCGGCGATGTCTCATGTTGGGGAGTCTTTCAAAATACCGAGGACGACTTTTGAAATCAACGCGATTGGAACTCTTAACTGCCTGGAAGGGGCCAAGATGTGCGGCGCAAGATTTTATCAAGCGTCCACCTCGGAGCTTTACGGGGCGTCCAAGCCGCCGCAATCTGAAATGACATCTTTCCATCCTCGAAGCCCTTACGGTGTGGCGAAACTTGCCGCTTATTGGCTTACGGTCAATTATCGGGAAGCTTATGGGCTTTTTGCTTGTAATGGAATTCTATTCAATCATGAATCTCCGATACGAGGCTTGGATTTTGTCACCCGGAAAATCTGTCGTGGCGTGGCGAGGATTAAATTCGGCCTGGATCGGTATATCGTATTGGGGAATCTCGATGCCAGACGCGATTGGGGGCATGCGGAAGATTTTGTCGAATCCATGTGGATTATGATGCAACAGGAGACCCCCAGTGATTACGTCGTAGCTATGGGGGAATCGAGATCAATCAGGGATTTGTTGACCGAGGCATTCCAGCATATCGGAATTTCGGATTGGTCGGAATATGTAAAACAGGATATAAATAGTTATCGTCCGGCGGATGTGGATAGCCTGATTGGGGATGCTTCCAAGATCAGAGCATTAGGTTGGAAACCAAAATATTCCTTTGAACAAATCATCAAAGAGATGGTGGAATCTGAAATTGAGCAAATCAGAAATTATTCACCCGTTATCGCTTAATACCTGGGGACAGGAGGAGAAAAACGCAATTCTGAAAGTTCTTGATTCCGGGAATTTCACGATGGGAAAGAATGTAAGAGCTTTTGAAAAGGCTTACGCCGATTGGTGCGGGACCAAATACGCAGTCATGGTCAATTCCGGTTCTTCGGCCAATCTTCTGATGGTTGCTGCTTTTACTATCCAGAATGGTCCCGGTGTCGTTATTGTCCCGGCGGTCTCATGGGCGACATCTTATTCTCCGTTCCAGCAATACGACTGGGCGCTGAAATTCGTGGATATTGATCCGGATACACTGAATTATGATTTGGATCGGCTTCACGAAGCTTATACCGGAGAAGAATTGATTCTCGCCGTTAATCTTTTGGGAAATCCGAACGATTATAAACGATTTCCGAATCATGCGACTCTGGAAGATAATTGCGAATCCATGGGAGCCGAATATGAAGGAATGAAAACCGGTAATTTCGGGATCATGGCGTCACACTCAATGTTTTTCTCCCATCATATTCAGACGATGGAAGGGGGAATCGTCACGACGGATGATGAATATTATTATCAGATGCTTCTTTGTCTTCGTTCCCATGGATGGACGCGGCATTTGCCGGAAAAGAATGTTTTCAATATCGAGCCATCGGCTTATGAATTCCTGTTTCCCGGATATAACGTCCGCCCCGTGGAAATGTCCGCCGCCGTCGGGTTGGAGCAGTTGAAAAAACTCTATGGTTTTATTGCCGGCAGAAGAGAAAACGCCGAACGATGGAGAGAAGTTTGTCGGAAACGCCGATGGTGGATGCAGAAGGAAACAGGGGAATCATCCTGGTTTGCCTTCGCCATCGTGGACGATGAAATAGAATCAATCAAGAAGGAATTCGACGAGAAAGGGGTCGAATATCGCCCGATTGTCGGTGGCAATTTCACCAAATCCAAATCAATCGAATATTATGATCATGAAATCGTCGGTGAGTTGGGAAACGCCGATAGAATACATGAGAAAGGCGTTTATATCGGTAATTTTCATCAACCCATGATAGGAGCCATTGATGCCCTTAGCCAAAGGTAAATCGGACAAAGCTGTTTCCAAAAACATCAGAATTTTAAAAAAGGAGGGTTATCCGCAAAAACAAGCAGTCGCCATTGCTATACGTAAAGCCGGTAAAAGTAAAAAGAAGTAATTTATTTTATGACAAGCAATCAAATTACGAAAAGAATAGACGCAATTACCGGTATCCCGGAAAATTACAGGAAAACGGTTCTTCCGGCCCCCAAGTCAGTGAAGATTGAGCTTACCAGTCAATGTAATTTCCGCTGCGGATTTTGCGCGCATCATCTCCGGATCAAGAAACGCGGAGACATGGATTGGGAATTATTTATGCGTTTAGCCAATGAGATGCGCGCGGCGGGGGTCGAAGAGCTCGGGGTTTTTTATATCGGCGAGCCGTTTTCCCGTCCGCAGATTCTGGTTGACGCCATTCGTTATGCGAAAAGAGTCGTTGGGTTCCCCTATGTTTTTTGCACTACCAATGGCAGTCTGGCTTGGCCATACAGGGTTGCGGCGGCGATGGAAGCTGGCTTGGATTCCTTGAAATTTTCTTTGAATAACTCCACGCCTGAACAATTGTCGGAAATCGCGCAGGTAAAGGGGGATATTTTTTACGATATTAAAAATAATTTACAAACAGCGTGGCGACTTCGTAAAGACCTCGGTTATAAAACCGGGCTTTATGCCTCATCCATCATGTATGACGGGGATCAACAACAGGCGATGGAGAGACTGGTACAAGAGATTAGACCGTTCGTGGATCAGCATTATTGGTTGCCCTTGTATTCAATGGGCAGCCTTGCCACCAAGAGAGAGGAAGAGTTGGGATTCCGGCCTATTGCGGGGAATCAGGGCCGGATCGAGAACTTGCGCGATCCCTTGCCTTGTTGGTCGGCTTTTACCGAAGGTCATATAACCTACGATGGCAAGCTCTCGGCCTGTTGTTTCGATGCTGGGGATAAATGGACTATGGCCGACCTGACCAGAACGAGTTTCATGGAAGGATGGAACTCCGAGATATTTCAGACTTTGCGCGCTGTGCATTTGAAAAAAGACGTGACCGGGACTATTTGTGAAGATTGCGTGGCGTATCGAGGATGATTTATGGATGTTGCCGAAGAAGTAGTTCATCTCATTTCCAAGATGGAGCAATATCAAAAAATACACCGATTGGAATTTTATAATCCTTATGAATTCCAAAAAAAGTTTCATCATGTTTTCGGCGAGGGTGATTTCGTTCCGGTAAAATCAGACAAGAATAAATCGCATCTTGCGATCATGCGCGCTTTACAGTGTGCGAATCAAATTGGGAAATCCACTTGCGGCGCGATGGAAACAGCGATGCATCTTACGGGGAGGTATCCCGACTGGTGGCAAGGCCATGTTTTCGATTATCCGGTCGAATGGATGGCTTCTTCCAATACCAATGAGACGACCAGGGATCGTTGTCAAAAGGAATTATTCGGCGAGCCGGCCGATCCGACCGCCCTGGGAACTGGGGCCATACCGAAAGAATGCCTCGGCGAGACCACGCGCAAAGCCGGTGTCCCCAATGCGTTTGAAATCTGCCTGGTGAAGCACGCCAGCGGTGGTTGGTCGAAGATTTATCTTAAACCTTACGAACAAGGCGCAAAGAAATTCATGGGGTACAGGCTTCATGGGTTCTGGGATGACGAAGAGCCGCCGGAAGATATTTTATCGCAACAGAAACGCGCCACGCTTTCCACCGACGGCATAGGGTATCTTACCTATACGCCGGAAGATGGGATCACGCGCACGGTGCATCAGATCATGTATTCCCGTAATCCAGGAGAAGCCCTGATTACGGCCACATGGGACGACGCGCCGCATATGACTCCGGATAAGAGACGACAATCGTTGTTGAAATTCCCGGAACATGAACGGGAAATGCGGTCTCAAGGCAAGCCCATGATTGGTACCGGCATGGTTTATCCAGTTGACGAAGGAAAGATAATCATCGATCCATTCCGTATCCCCGGTCATTGGCCGAGGATCATCGGCGTGGATTTTGGATGGGAACACGCTGCCACGCTTGTTTGCCTGACATGGGATCGGGATACGGATATTCTCTATTTATACGATTGCTGGAAGCAATCCAGAGCATTGACTGAAATTCATGCTCAGGCGATTAGAAGCCGTGGTGAATGGGTTCCCGTTGTTTGGCCGCATGACGGCATGAAACATGATCCCAAATCGGGGAAACCCATGGCAGATCTGTATCGGTCCATGGGAGTCAATATGCATTTTCAGCCATTTTCCAATCCACCTTCTATCGGCCAGAAGGAAGGACAAGGCGGGAATGGAGTGGAGATCGGAATTCAGGAAATACTTTCGCGCATGGAAACCGGACGATTCAAAGTATTTTCCAATCTCAAGGATTGGTTCGACGAATGGCGCATGTACCATCGCAAGAATGGTGAGATCGCCAAATTTAATGATGATCTGATGGATGCCACTCGTTATGCGATTATGATGCGAAGGCATGCCATAACCCAACCGATCAGGCAAAAACCTCAACAATCTTATGCAGGATTAAGCAACTGGTGAGCACAGAAAATATAAAGAAACGGAAAATCAGTCAAAAAGACTGGGATGTAGTCGCGGGGAAAATCCGCGATGAATTAAAAAGCCGTCAGAATCAAAAATTTCGCAAAACGCATGAATTGATTTGGAAAGAAGTTGATCGTCAATTGGCGATGGAGCCAATGAAGCGTTTTGCCAAAGATGGAAAGAAAATTGATCCGGAATGGAGATCGGTACTTGAACTTGGTGAATTGGCAAAAGCTTCAGAGATTATTGCCGCTGATGTTATGCGGCTTACTTTCCCCACGACACGCTCCTGGTTCGAGGTTCACTCTGAAATTCCGGCGGTACTCGACGATACTGGCACGAAACAAGTAGACGCCAAAGCGCAAGATTTTATTGATCGCGCTTATCGTGCATTATTGGTGCAGCAACATCTTGATTTCGGCCTAAAGGCACGTTATGAGCTTTCGGTTAAGGAATCGCTGCATCATGGGTCTTATGTCACCGAAATTCGCTGGGAGAATCGTATTCGATTGCATGGTGGTACTGGGGTAGAACAAGTCTCCGCGCCCATTTGGGTTCCGTATTCCATGTGGAATTCTTATCCCGACCCCTCGCCATCGGTAATTGGTACCGACTTGTTTTATACCGGCTCGATGATCTTGGTGGATTATCTTCCGCTTTATCTTTTAAAGAACATGGCGCAAGGCGAAGGCTGGATGTTGGAGAATTTGAATAGAATCAAAAAGAAAACAAATCAGAACAAAGATGTTGAAACCGAGGATGTGGAGTTAATCAAGTATTACGGTGATCTGGAAATAGAAAGAGGAGACGGCAATATCTTGTTGCCGAATTCCAAGGTTATTCTTGCAAACGATGTGATTGTCTATTTTGCACCGAATGATCTTGCTTCCCCATCTATTATTTATTCCGGTTATGAGCGCGTGGATGTACGCGACCCATATTATACTTCGCCGTTGATAAAACTCTCGCCAATGCAAAAATTGGGAAGTCAAATGGCGAATAAGCTGATTGATTCCATGGCAATGAGAGTGGAGCCGCCAATAGCTTATGATGCCAACGATCCGCAACTTGTCTTGGACGGCGGGCCACGCATGGCTCCGGGAGCGAAGATCGGGGTCAAGGGAAGTTATGGCGTCAAGGAAATACAAGCGGGTGATCCGCAAGCGGCGATGGTCGGTTTAGAATTCATAATTGCACAATTGAATCAAGGATTGGGAATAAATGCCATTCGTTCCGGCGCGGGAGACGACAGGACGGACAAAACGGCCACGGAGATCACGACATCGGATGTCAAGGCCGAGATCAGAACGGCGGAATTCGTGGACAAACAAGAGCGTCATGCGTTGCGGCCATTTCTTTATATGCAACATGAATTGAACAAAAAATATCTCCAAAATTATACGTTTTACAATCCAGAGATGGATGCTCCTGATTTTATGCAAGTTACCGCCGAAGACATCCCGGTGAATGTGGTTTTCGATGTTGTCGGTTCGCGCGGAGCCTTGGGGGAGAGAGCCAGGGCGCAACGAGTCGGTGAAGTCACGGCTTTCCTGTTATCCAATCCCATGACACAAAAGCTCCCGAATGTCGTGGAATTGGCTAAACAGGCTTATCAGGATGCCGGGGTTAAGAATCCAGAGAGATTCTTGAATCTCGATCAGGGGTTGCCGCAGGAAGCCATGATGATCGCGCAGGAAGCAGAACAGATGATTCAGCAGGCGCAACAGCGTATTGGCGAATTGGAAAAAGAATTGGCTATTACCAAGGCCGTCAATGAAGCAAAAGTCATGGAAGCACAGATGCGCGCGGAAACACAAATAAATATCACCGAATTCAAGACTCAACTTGAAGGAGAATTGAGCGTGCTTAAGGCGCAATTGGAAGTGGCGAAATCCGCCGGAAGCCAGCAGGGACCGGCCATCTCCATATCGGAGATAAACTCCATTGTCGGTTCGCTCGATAAGATTCTGTCTATTTCCGAGAAACAGACATCGGAAGTGGACAACAAATTATCGGAAATGAATAAGACAGTAAGCTCTCTTGTCAATCACATGAGCAGGCCGATTAAGGTCAAAGTTACACGCGATGCCAATGGCAAATTGGCCGAAGCAACTGGAGCTAGGGAATAATGGCTAGGGGCGACATCGTCGTATTCAACGAGGCCCTGGCCCTGATTCAGGACGGCGGGTGGGAGGCAGCCGACGACATCAAGGTCGCCGTTTGCGACAACACGACTACCCCGGCGCAGACAACGGTCACGCCGGCTCTCGGTGATTTCACGGAAGTCGGCGCGGCCGGGAGTTATATCGCCGGGGGAACGTCTCTGGGA